AGGATAGCTGGCACGCTGGCCACCCTTGCAGCCAATGCCTCCAGCCTCTTGCCGCCCTTGATGCGAACGCCTACCAATTGCGTCTGGCTCCTGCTGCATAGTCAGGCGATGCAGCTGTGCGAGACACGCCACCCGTTTGCACCTGCGGGGCACCCTCATTGCGGGTTGTGCCATCGGAGCCACTTGGCAAAGATACTGCACCCTTGCTGAGCATCTCGAGCCACTGCATGGCGTCGCGATACCTGGCGCGAATTTCTTCGTCATGCGGCCCTGGTCTCCAGCCACGCCAGCCAAGCAGGCGATAGCTAGTGATGGCGATGGTGGCCTCCACAATTGACGGGTGGTAGGGCGCCACTAGCGGTGCCTTGTAATGACTGGGTAGAAAGGTATCGATAAAACCAGAGGCATTCAGGATTTGAGCCTCAATGTCTGCTGGGTCGACACCATCCAGCGCCTTGCCTCGCAAGCCTAGGCTTTTGAGGTCATCAATGGTGGCATAAGGCACCGCCATGGCTATCAGTTAGCGCGCGCAGCCAAGAACCACAGGCTGTATCCAACAGCTCCGCGGGCATCAATGCCCCAAATAAACTGATTATCCCAAAACGTGTTGTCATCAGTGGGTGCCGTTTTGCTGTTCAGCTCAGGCGCGCGGCGCAGCTGATAGATGAGCGGCTTGATGGGCCGTCGGGTGTCCATCAGATACCATTGCACAGGATTGGCAAGCCGCTCCATGACCAGCACAGTGGCAGTGTTGCGCAGCACGTTGGTTTGCGGCGACGTCCCAGCATCGCTCGGAATTAGCTCTGCCTCGAGAATCGTTCGCGCAGCGCGCTCCAGCGATGGCGGAACAACCAGCAGGTTGGGACGGACGCCAAGCGGGCGACCATCTTCTCCGATGAAGGTGGTCGACATAGCCGATCGCACAGCCTCATAGTTGGCAGCAGTCAGCGGGGTTGCTGGAAAGTCGTTGGCAACCGCAGCACCGCCAGCCAAGAGGTTGGGGTGTGCCGCATTGAAGAACGACACGCCATCGAAGCCAATGCCCGTGGTGGCACCAGCCTCGAGCGCTGCTACAGCCAGGTCATCAGGCCACATTGCAGACTGCTCACCCATCGACTGAAAAAGCGGCCCATATACGCCCAGGTTATCATCCTCGATGTCGTCGCGATCCACGCCGATGGTCAGCTCAAAGTGCTGATTGACCAGCTGGTAGTGATAGCTGCTGAGATTCTGGATGATGCGAGGCCCAAGCCACTGGCGCATTGCAGGGATTTTGGCCATCCAGCCATAATCATTCTGCCTGGTGCTACTTGGCACCATGGTGCAATAATTTTGGTAGGTGGTCTCTGCTTTGCCATACGCAGCGTGAAATTGCGTGCTGAACGTGGTTTGCAGGGTTTGAATTGCTGCTGGTGTGATTAGCATTTGCCTAGCTCCTTAGTTGCTAGCTGGGAATTGCGTGGCAACCCAGGCAATGTTGTGGATGGCGTCGAATTCGTAGAGCACACCAACAACTGAAACCGCTGCGTTGGTGCTAACGGTCTGGTCATCCTCGCCATAAACGACCGAACCGGTGTCTGCCAACACCACAGGATTTGCACCGTCATTGACCCATGGAAAAATTCCCGATCGAACGTCGCAATCAACAGCGCCAGGTGCGCCCAGCGTGTTGTCAACCTGCTCCTCGGCACGGCCAACGGGCGTTAGGCCAGCGGCAGCCGTAACAGGCGCCAAAAAGCCAGCAGCATCAAGAGCTACAAGTGCTCCCTGGTAAATCAAAACGCCAGCAGCAACGGGGCGGGTGTGGCGAAATGCAAATGGAGACGCCTTTTCGGCAGTATCGCGATCAGCAGCAAGTGCAACCATTGGTCAGCCTGCCTTCTTTTTGTTGTTGGAGGTTTCACGTTTGCGCTCTGCGATGAATGCTTCGCGCGAAATGTTGGGCATCAAGGTCAGGATGTGTTCATCGTCGGCACTCAGCACGGTGGCAGGCTCGATGGCATCGCCACTCACAGCTGGGCCACCAGCAACAGGCGCACAGTCCCCAAAGGACTGCACCTGGTCAAGGCTCAGGGTGCGCAAGAACCCATGGATACTCGGTGGCGCTTTGCCATCCTCGCTGAGCTTGGCAATCAATGCATCGCGCTCGGATGACACTTTTTCAGCCTCGAGCACTGCAACCCGCTGGGCAAGCTCAATGCTTTTTGCAGCGCCAGCTTTGAGGTCTTTGATACATGCCAGCACATCTGCCAGCGTATTAGCGCCATCAACCGCACTCAATAGCTGGGTTGCTTGCTGCGCCACTTCTGCCTCACTCGAGAGGCCGAACAGCTTGATTAGTTCCATGTTTTCAAGTTCCTTTTGCGCTGATGGCGCTGGTTTGTGGGCATTAGTATCATGGTTTAGGGCATTTGCGACAAGCGGAATTTGCCCACGTGTGGCTGGCAAGTTGGTCAGTGCAACGTTGACCAGCCTGGTAACTCTGTATCCCTCCACCGCTTTGCCATCAGACATCACAGCTATTGGCTCGCTCATGTCGACGTCAAAAGCTGGGCTGTAATGGCGGAATTCGCGGTCTTCCAGCATCTGCTTGGCCTTAGGCGTCCACTCAACATTGGTGGCCATTAGTCCGGCCTCAGTCACAGCAGGCACAAACCAGCCAGCCGCGCTCGAGCTATCTGCAGACGGCTGACCACCGAGCATGCCGTGGTCATAATCAACGGGAAGCTGCTTGATGCCATGCTGCGCATAGGCAGCCATCACCAGCTCTGCTGCCACATCGTCAAACACAAAAACACCCTTGGTGGTGCTCATGGCCCCTTTTGGGAAAATCAGAAACGAGTCAGCGGGCTCTGCCACATCCTCCATCTCTGGCATCATGAGTTGGACGGTGACAACCTCTGCAGTTGTTTGCTTTTCAATCTCACCGCAAATCCTGCCTGCGGTTTCTTTGTCGTGGCCCTTGCTTTGCTGGTCAATCATGCATGCC